CAACAACTAAATGTAAATCAATATCAGAATATTCTGTATAATTATAATTTGCATTACCACCAACGATAATAACGTCTTTAATTGAATTGGAAGGTATATTAGCAAAATCTGCCCATGCCTGTCCAATTCTAATTAACTTCATTTTAACTTCAGGCTTTAACTTATCACCAGCCCATATCTTTTGATTCAGTTGATTATGATATTTAAAAGTTATTTTTTGTTCTAGAAATAATTCTAAATTCATTCCCCTCCATCCCCGCCAGCACTAGATGATGATCTTTTAGCCATTGCTTTCCCAGCAGGTATTTGTTTACCTTTTACATGATGTGGTTTTGCCATTTTATATGAAATTATTTTTTCAATATTACCAACTGCAGATTCAATAAAATACTGGAAGGTTTTCATTTTTATTTTTATTTATAGATAGTCTTTACGTTGATGATGCTCTGGAACTATCTTTCCAAGTATAACTCTGAGTAACCCATCTTCAAACGTGACTTCGCGGACTTCTGTGTCGTCGGATAAAGTCCACGCTCGTTTAAAACTTCTGCTAGCCACTCCCTTGTGGATAAACGTCCTATCCGATTCGGCATCTGATTTTTGTCCTTCGACAAAAAGTTTTCCATACTCTGTGTATACATGAACCTCCTCCTTCTTAAATCCAGCAAGTGCAAGCTCTAAATGAGATTCGACATTATTTATTTGAATCAAATTATATGGTGGATAATTTGCCGTTGTTTCGTGTAGATTAAACATACGATCAAAATATTCATCCATTCCAATGCTATTGCGAGTGATTCTTTCCATCAAAGCAGGAAGATCCGCAGCAGTATACCTTGTGAGGTTAGTCATTATGGTAGCTCCTTTAAAAGCGAGTTTGTATTTTGTGAACCCTTACGGCGTTCATTAATATTTATAGTATAAAAATAAAAAAGAGGTGCGGTGTAAACCGTACCTCTTTTAGGGTGTTCCGACTTTCGTAGAGACCGCACGAAAGGTCTCAAATATATTTATTCTTCTACCTTTCTTTTCTTACCAATATTGTATTTGGTTTCTAAAGTCCACTCATCTTTCTCTTTATAAGAAAGAACTTTGATTTGATTGAGCGGAGCAATATCAGTAATTTTATCAACATTTACAATCGTAATTAATCCCCAATCAGCAAGCAATTGAACAATACGATTGCGACGTTGAACATCATTCACAGTCAGGTTTGCATGTTTGCCATCAAGTGCAAACAGTTCCTTAAAGTGAACAATATAATACTTTCCTTGTTTATGAAGAATGTGGCACGACTGATATAAGGTTTTTTCTTTTCGACTAGCTACACCAATACGTGTAAGTGTCTCACGAACCTTAAGAAAATCATCAGGTTCATTAAGAATAACCTCAACCATTTGGTCGGGAGTCCACTTTACTTCAGGTTCAGTTACAACACTCATTTTGATCCTCCAACATCAAGTTTCTTTTTAATATAATCGAGCTGTTCCGTTGTAAGAAGTCTCAAAGCTTGTTGAGCTTTTTCATTACTATAACCATAGTAAGATTTGACTGCATCAAGGTCTTTGATTTTATCTTTACGAAGCCAGGGGGAAAATCTTTTTCTTTTCCTCACAATATTTATATAAAAGTCATATTGCAACTTTTTATCTAAACCAGGGTACATATTCATTTCATTTGCAAACATAATGCAATCAATATGCCCAGACATACATTTATTAATAATATATGGAGGATATTCTTTTTTTAGAGTTGGATCACTATCAATTAAATTATCTTTTGTTTGATTAATAGAATTTAACCAATCCTTTAATTCTGTTTTCATTTAAAGTTACATTCAACCATCAATTCAGTTAATGCCGCTATGAGATTAATTTCTTGATCAGCCACGAACGCAATTTGATATTGGTACTTAGCAATAATAAGAACGGCAGCAGGGATAGACTGGGGTTGAAGACAACTATAACAGGCGTCATAAATCCCACGCAGTAAACTAGAAGGATCGTTGTCCAGGTTTCCGACCACCCACTTTCGGACTTCAGTAAAGTTTTTATCTTTGAGATAATTGATAAGATCATCTGTTTTTACTTCAGTAAATGATGCTAATATTCCACTATCAATTTCACCACCAACAGAATAACGTTGACATTCATTCAGTACTCTTCGCCAGTCTGGGAAGTGTTTGTGGATAAGCTCTGCAAGTACTTTTTGATCGAATTTGATACCTTCTTCATCCAAGATGTTTTGTAAACGCTTGAAGAAGGATCCTGCCAATGTGGCTTTTTCTTTTCCTTTAATTGAAAAATCAACAACGGCGCATCGAGAGTGTAGTGGTTCGATGATTTTGTTTTTGTAATTGCAGGTAAAGATGAATCTACAATTGTTAGCAAATTCCTCAATAGACGCCCGTAAGAGGAGTTGAACATCTGAGGTTGTATTGTCTGCCTCATCAATGATGATGACTTTGTGTTTAGCAGTTGACGAAAGCGATAAGGTCGAAGCGAAGTTCTTCGCATTGTTTCTGACAGTATCGAGGAATCTACCTTCGTCGGATCCATTGATGACATAAAAATCTACTCCCAGTTCATTGCATAATGCTTTTGCAACTGTGGTTTTGCCAACACCAGCAGAACCAGCAAGAAGCAAATTTGGAATTTCACCTTTATTTAGAAAATCTTTAAAAGTTTTCTTAATATTTTCTGGGAGAATACAATCTTCAATTGTTTTGGGACGATACTTTTCGACCCAAAGAAAATCATTACGACTCATAAATTTTATACCCAATTAGGTTTTCGTTCTGGCATACGAAGATAATTAGATGCAACCCAAGGTTTGGATGCGATATACATCTTGTAAGCAGTAAAAGTGTCAATGCTTGTGTCAAGTTTATACTCATCTGGCATTGCTCTAGCAAATGGTGTTACTTCAGTAATCTTGCCCTTTGGAAACAGATAGTATGCTTGCAGTAGAGTATTATAGCACGAATGTGTTTTACCGTAACGCAGAGCGTATTCATCTGCAAGGTTCATTCCCCATTTGATTAACCAATAGGCATTGTGGATACTATCCATTGCCCATTTGGTACAGGGATGATTACGAAACGCACCCTTTTCAGTTCTGTAGGGAGTACCATCAGTCTTAGGGAGAGTGCCGTAGTTATGACCCCATTTTTCAGATGCCACAATGGAAAGCATTTGACAGCATTCCAGCGGCATTTTGACAATATGTTTATCGGGGAGACAGACAGCACTTTCTGCGGGCCAGGGAGAAGTCACAAAGATGTTCATAATAAAAAATTAATGTTTGGTCATTCCTGAAACAACATAATCCATATCTTTCCAAGTAAAAATTCCAGTGGTAGAAAAGTCAGTATCCTTGAACTTTTTATCATTTTCTAATAGATTCATGAAAATGTCAAGGTCTCCAGATGGTGTTGTTTCCAAAAATTCATTAGATTTTTTTATTATATTTTGCCAATATAAAGTTTTGTAAGAAGAGCCAAATCTATAATGCCAAGCAATAGTTTGCTGATATGTATAAATTTCATACAGATAATTTGAATTTATTTTTGTAAAAGCTCTGCCATCATTTTTATTGTCAAGATATGCACAAATTAAATCTGCAAATTTATAAGTATAATATAATGAAAGTGCTTGAAGAGGTTCAAAGAAAAATAATCTATTTCCATTAAACGCAAGCAATTCATTTTGAATTAATGACTTACAATATCTTGGAGTCCATTCATAACAGTTTTCTATAGTTTTATCTTTTAATTTTTCTTTTACTTCATTTACTGAAATAAGATTTCTATCGTAAAGATATCCACATCTTGTTATGTTTCTTTCTGGAAATGGAAGTCCAAATTGCCAACCATCTTCAGTGGCTCTATGAATAGTATAATTTGAATCTATATCTACAAAATTTTCTGTATATGTTATTCCACTATTAACTGTTTCTATAAATGGTTTTTTATAATTTTTATCATCATCCCATCCAATACATGAAATTAAAAAATCATATGCATTACCATTAGCAACAATTTTATTATTTTCATATGAATAAGAATCAACTTTTTCTGGAATAAATTTTACTGATTTTTCCTCTAAAAGATTAACAAGTAAAGGATTTAACTCATATGTAGAAAAATGAAAAGCTAATGCATTATTGGCAAAAGGATGTTTAAATGTGCTTCCATTTCCCCAATTAATAAATTTAATTCCAGTTTTATAAGAAGCTAAATTTTTATCAACTAAATCATGAATACAAACTCCGAAACATAATCTAATTAAATTAGCAAAATGTGGAGTGGTTGATTCTCCAACTGCAATGTGATCTTTATCTGGATCATAATAAACAGAAATATTATGACCTCTTAAAGCACATACCATAGCAGTGATAAGAGAGGAAGTCCCTTTACCAAGAATAGCGATATTCATAATTCAATTTTCAAATGTAGAATCAGGTTCAAGTGCAATGTAGTATACCAGATCCATAGCGGTATTGGAAAATCTTGCCATTTGAGGAGCTGATACGACTACTTCATACTTACCAGGAAGAATCTTCATATTTTCAACTTTAAAGTTGAAGACAAATGTAGATTCAGTTTCACCCACATTAATTGAAAATTCATTAGAAGAAGAATTCTCTTTATCTCGCACCAAGAGATTAACGGTACTACCATCTCCAATTACAGAAATATCTTCTAGACCATAAACAGATGCTGCTTTAATCAGTTTATCAAGTTGTTCAGAAGAAAGATTGAAACAAACATCTTCGCTAGGAAGATTGAGAGTTTTTTCTGGAGGAGTTACAATGATGGAAGGATCTGCAAAATAATACTTAGTAGTATTTCCGCCACCTTTAATTACAAGATGACTATCACTGTTAAAAACCAATTCTGGATCTGGATGTAGGGAGATGCCGTTCAGAAATTGATTAAGATCATAAATTCCAAAGTTTTTAGGAATACTTTCGCTGATAGTTGCTTCAGCGAAAATGTTCTTCATTACTGAAATTGTACGAATCTGATTGCCAGTCTTAAACATCAAAGACTGGTTAATATTAGAAAAATTTTTAAGGAGAGAAATAGTCTTGTCAGAAATTTTCATAGGTTCTCTTAGTTTCATGATCAACGGAATTCTGTAAGACCATTATCCTTGCGTGAATAATGACCATCAAAGTGAAGCAGAAGCATAGCATAGTGAATGACTTTTAGAAGATCACGTTTGTTACGTCCATCTTTATCGCCATAACGGCTTCCATATTTCAAAATGTTTGATTGGCAGAAACCAACAGCAAGATCTTTTGCTGCCATCAAATCAATAGTTTGAATATCTTTGTAGTCTTGGTTATGACCACAATAATGACTGCCATAAGTGCTAGTCACATAATCCTCAACGTCTTTGAGAATTTTATCTTCGTTGTATTTCCAGAGGTGATTTTTAGGTTCGGTCATTTGGGGATTGTTAATCAAAAATTCATAGTCACTGTGACCCCATGGGGTCATTCCATCAGGATAGGGATACTCGTCCATAATTAAGGGAAGTCATAATTAACCTCCCCCAATTATATCAGAAAACTTCGTCAGATGCAAATGCTGCACGAACTTCTGCTTCATTATTTGTCGGCATTTCAAAATCAGCATCTACTTTATCGTAAAGTTCAATAAAGGATTGTTTAGTAGCATCATCAAAACGATTGACACAAACTTGAATTGCTTTACCACGATTGCTGAAGATGCTATAAGCACGAATAATGTGAACAAGGCGACGAGTAGAAATGATTTCTTCAACCCCACCATCGTAAAAAGTTTTACGAATCACATCTGCCCAGTCAACCAGGCGTTTACAGAAGTCACGATCTTCCACACCAAGATCAAGAGCAATGCCTTCCAGAATCTTCTGTTCGATTGCAGGGGCTGGATATGCTTGCTCAAAGGTAACAGGGAAACGCTCAAGGAATGCTTCGTTGAGAACGTTAGTGCCGATGAAGCGACCATCATCACTACCTTTACCTTTGGTGTTGGCAGTAGCAACAACGTTGAAACCAGCAGCAGGGTTTACCCAACGACCAATTTTTTTGAGGAAGATACCCTTACCTTCAAGAATAGACTGAAGACAAAGAATCTTGTTAGATGCCAGATCGATTTCATCAAGAAGAAGGATTGCGCCACGTTCCATGGCTTT